ATCTACTTCAATGTTAGCGTTCTTTCCTAATAATCCACAGTTGGTTCCTACCTGTTCGAACGCAAAGGTAAATGGTTGACCAACGAATTTCATAAGGAACAATGCAGTGTCAGTCCAAACATAAATAGCATCCCTACCTTTGATAGCCCCCATAATTCTAGAGCCATCAGCAAGCCTTTGTGTGCCTGCGGTGTTAGTTGCTTTAACTGTATAGGAATCAGAAGCATCAATACTTTCTTGATCAGACCAGCGAATAAACATATCATTTTGTGTTGCTGAACCTCCAATAGTTGTTTCTGTTCCAAAAAATACTAAGTGTCTATCGGGTGTTGAAACTAAAACATGTCTTGATGCAGTTGGAGTATTGGCTATCCGCGTGGCTCTTGTAGAAGTAGACCCGGTTGCATCCCATTCAAAACATGCTCCGTTATAAATAAGCGCTATTAATTTTGTTCCATAGTTATCTAATACCCATAACCCAGGATCAATAGTGTAGTCGGCAGAAGAAGCCTCACCCCAGGCAACATAATTAGATATATCAGTGATCGTTGCGCCGGCAGTATGAGCAGCTCTTGTAGTTCCATTAGTTGCACGCGCTCCCCCACTTAAAGTATTAGTACTTGTATCGTTAGCAGTAAAGCTTATATCTTCTGTTCCGATTCTAATTTCACCTGTAGAGGGAAATGCTGCAGAGTTGGTTAGAACGACATCGGTGACTGCGGCACTATCAATAAGTGTTGTTGCTAGAGTGGTTGTAGAAGCCCCTAAAGCAGTACCTCCATATAATGCCGTACCCCACCCATAGCCACCCAATTGTTGAGAAGGTCCTACAGAATAATAACATAGAACTGAAGTAGAGCCGCTTGTAGATAAAGGAGTACCTGATTCCTGAGTATCCATTGTAATTGTAAAAGTTGCAGCGGTAGGCACTGAAGCTACCATGAATTTTACATCTTCAAAAGTGGCGTCAGTATAAGTAGATCCTACTGCAGTGACTCCACTTACAGCATCAAACATGACAATGTCGTCTTCACCGAGACCATGAGATCCGGTACACGTGACTGTGACTTCTGTTGATGATGAGGTACTAGTAAAACTAGCGCCTGTTAAAGTAGCTCTAATCGGGTGTATGTCATAATAAACACCTCCCGAATAAACATATAAAATTCTATTGGTTCCTATGGCAGCGTATTTAATACCAGCATTATCGTCCCAATGGTGAATAGCCCTAGCTGCACCAGTTAATTTATCGTCACCTAATTGAGTCCAGCCACCTATTTTTTCTGGTGTACCATATCTGAAACGTACATTATCGCCGTCGTACCATTGCCCTTCGGCTCCGGTTTCTGTAACTTGTTTGTTGAATCCTGGTAGAAAACCTAATTTTTGTAGCATATAAAACTCCTGATTCTAGATTATACCAGATTGTGGTAGGAATCAACTATGCCTTTTTTCTTTTTTCTTTAATCAACATCATATTTTATTCTACAAACTCCAGCCAAGTATTCATAACCGTTTAAATTTGCATTTTAATTATGCACAATGCCCTCAAAGCATACTGCACCTACATTTCGTTTTCTTTTCCACTCCCCCCATTTTTTATCGGCTTCGTTTGCTTTAGGATGGGGAAATGAAGGTCCTAGAGGACCAAATGTAATTATCATACGACGAAAAGGGGCCTCTGGTGCAAGTATACTAACTCCATGAGGAACACCACCTGAGTGAACAAGACCTTTATTAAAAGTAGGAATTTCTCCACGAATTCCAAGTCCTTTTAAATCTTCATATAAATGAATTCCTCCCCAATTTGGATCCCATACTTTATTTAAACAAATAATAGAGGCAAATTCATATTTAGAATCATCATGCCACCCAATATATCCTCCAGGGGGATATAAATAATACATTGATCTATGGGGAGGATTATCTTCTCTCCATGATATTTCTGGTATTTTTTTTAGTCGTTGTTGAATTGCAGTATTAAATTCATCGGGAATGTCTAATATGGCAACAGGGGAAGTTGAACGTTTAATAGGTTTCTCCCAAAAATGACTATTTCTCCAACGAGGAAGATTTTGAGAGGCTGCTACATAAGCATCTATTTCTTTTATTAAATTAAGGTCTAGAAAATTATCATAAGAAAGGGAAAACTTTTTTTCTTTTTTCTTTTTTTCTTTAATCATTCTACAAACTCCAGCCAAGTATTCATAACATATTTATTTCCTTTAAGAGGAGGATTACCTCTATGAAGATGGGTCCATGTAGTAGGAAACATTGCTAAAGTCCCTTGAGCCGCCGGTACACGCATTTTTTGATATAAAAATTCAGTTTCCCCTCCTTCTTCAACAGTATTTAAATATAAAAGACAAACCAATATTCTTCCTGCAGTTTGCTGACTAGTAACCTCGGGATGCCAAACATGATAACCTTGTGTTGGTTTATATCTTTGAATCTTGATTGATGCGGACAGTTTATGAATACCTAGTTGATCTAAGCCGGCCCCATAAACAGTTTTAAATTTAGCGTAAGCTTTCCAGACCATTGTATTAAACTCTGTAAGAACGATGTGATCACGTGGCAACATTATATTATGTGATCCTAACCAATATATTTCAGAGTCTTTCTCTGTTTTTGAAATACCATTTTCAATTTCCTGTCTACTCTGTGTTTTTTTTCCACCTCCACTTCCCTCTTTATTGTTGTACTCAAACCATTTAATTAGGTCTTCACAATATTCTTTACTGGCAGCATTGGGAAAAATGCCCATAAAATCTTTTATTATATCTGATTTATTGTTCATTCGTTTTCCCATTTATTTATTGGACACTTAACAAATGGTAGTGTCCATTTTATATTTAAATAACACCCACATTTAATACATTTTGGAATTTTTTTATTAGATATAAAGAGATACTTCATTTTAAAATTTTCGCATTTTTGACATATTTTTTTTCTTTTTCTAAATCTTTCTATCGGATTCATTCTTTATGTGTTTACTATATAATAGCATAAACGTCTAGTACAGAGATAAATATCTTTTTCTTTCTTTGTTTTTAAATAAATTTTTATTAAAGCACCAAAAATATTAATCATTTTATTTTGTTATAATTAAATTTTTTAATATAATTTCTGTCTTTATCCATTATTAGGTCTATTAAATCGTCATCATAATAACTCATATAATTTTTTTGTCTTGGTTCTTTTATTTGACCAAATATTGAATTAACACCCGACAAGGCATTTAATTTAGGATAGGAAATGTCTTTACCTAAAAATGAAGACCAATCCTTTTCTAAATGTTCTAACCGACAATAAGTTACTTCGTCGCTGCTTCCTTTATCCTCATACATATAATTAAATAACCAACTTAAATATCCAATATTGCTGTCTAAATAAGACTGAAATTCGGTCTTTCGTAAATTATCAGTCAACTTAATATTCCAATTGTAAGAATCTACAAAATGGGACAGGCTTTTTTCTTTATCTTGAGAAGTCATCCAGCTTGTATCTAAGAGTCTTTTAATACTTTCCTTAAAACTATATTTGTTAAAATCTAAAATAAAATTAAGAAAGGTTGAAGTCTTCATTGGATAATGAAAATTTAAAGCATGATAATAAATATCTACATACCAGTCAAAAGGATTACGAATATTTCCAACAATGGGTAAAGATGTATATTCTTTCGGTATTAAACTTCTTGGTCGATGATAACCCACCATCTTCCCTTTAAAACTATTATTAATAGATGTTCCTCCTGTCCGGAATAAATGAATAAAAACAAATTTATCCGTTATTAACATAATTTCCTAAAAAATTTTTCTTATACATAATATGAGTACGCTGTTGTAATTCCCATGAAGGGACTAACTTATATTTAGTAATTCCTATTTTATCGAATTTTGATTTGTCAAAATAAAAATTATTCCAGTCTATTTCATCATTATAAAATGTACGCGGAAGATGCAGATCATAATGACTACATTGCATCTTATTTCCTTTATTACTATTTATCCGTGAAGTTGTGCCGTAACAAACTTTTTTTGGACAACTATAAGAACATTCCACATTAAGAAAAAGTCTTATTTTTTCTTTGTCTTTAATACTTTCAAGAAATTTAATATCATCATTCATGTGAATAGGTAAAACAATCGTGTTATAAACTCCCAATGAAATTTTTTCTTCCAATTTTTTATTGTTCACAATATCTTGAATACAACTTGCTTCTATTTTATAGTCCGGGAAATCCTCTTTAATGCGTATTGCCAAATCATCGGTAGCTGTAATAATGGCATTTCCTTTTCTATGGTGTTCCTTCAAAAGAGGTTTGCTTTCCTTATACTCGCTGTCAGTTATTAATTTAGTGGATAAAGGTAATTTTAAACCAATATCATTATCGTACAGCCAGTAAATATCTACTCTGGTTAAATTAATATTAATAGCAACTCTTCCACCCCATAAAGAAGAAGCTCCTTCTACTTGTCCGTAAACATGATCTATATCTTTATAGTCAAAATGGAAATTGCTGTGTATTTTTGCATGGGAACGAAAAAAATCTAACCAATCTTTAATATGATATTGCCATGATTTTCTTGCTGAACAAGAAATGTGCATTGTTATTTATTATTAGATAAATTAAGCAACTTCCTGTTTTTCTTATACATTGTAACAGTTCGTTGCTGGTTTTCCCAAGATGGAAGCAATTTATATTTAGTAAATCCAATCTTATCAAACTTTGATTTATCAAAATAAAAATTATTCCAATCTATATGGTCTTTATAAAAGGTACGTTCCAAACCTAAATCCCAAAAACTGCACATCATTTTATCTTTTTCTCCAACATTAATTTTAGAAGTAGTGCCATAACAAACTTTTTTTGGACATGCATAAGAACATCCCACATTAAGAAAAAGTCTTATTTTTTCCTTGTCTTTAATGCTTTTAAGAAACTTAACATCATCATTCATATGAATAGGTAGAACAATGGTATCGTAAAGTTTTAATGAAATCTTCTGTTCCAGTTTTTCAGTATCAACAATATCTTGTATGCAACTTGCTTCTATCTGATAATCAGGAAAATCATTTTTGATATGCTTTGCCAGTTCATCAGTTGCAGTAATAATAGCATTTCCTTTTCTATGGTATTGTTTTAAAAAAGGTTTGCTTTCTTTATACTGCTTGTCAGATATAAATTTACTGGATAAGGGTAATTTTAAACCAATGCCCTTATCGTATAACCAATAAATATCTACTTTAGTTAAATTAAGACTGGTTGCTACTCTGCCTCCCCATAAGGGAATAGTTCCTTCTACCTGTCCAAAGGCATAGTCTATATCTTTATATTGAAATTGAAAATTACTGTGTATTTTTGCGTGGGAACGAAAAAAATCTAACCAGTCTTTAATGTGATATTGCCAATCTTTTCTTGCCGAGCAGGAAACATACATTTATACCTTCTTTTTTTCTTTCTTTATGTGTTTATGCTATCCCAGCTATCTGTTTCTACATTCCAGACAAATTCGCCATTAGGTTCTTCTCCATCTAATGCAATCCACCTTTGATTATCTTCATCCCAATCAACGAAGTAATTTAGTGCTGGTTTACTAGGGTCTCTAAAATATGTTGTAACTGAAGGACGTGTAATAGGTGCGTCCCAGGTAGCAGATGTTTCATCTAATGTCCAAGATGGATAAGGTTGTGGGGAAATAAAAGCATCTTTAACTGCATCATAGGTATAGCCTATTCCAGCATAATTTTTTCTAAAAGGTGTTCCGCCTAGTTTATGAACGCCGCGAAAAGTATTGTAAGAAGTTTGTTTCCAGTTTGAGTGTTTATGAATTTTGTTAAGATAATTAATTCCTCGACTTTCCGTTTCTACACCTTCAGAATCCATTAGTACACTATTATCAAGTACATGTACGTCTATAACTATATTATTATCATCTAATTTTGCAAAGTGAGCCATAATTTATCCTGAGCTATATACTCCATCCCCTGTAAATTTTACAATGGTATAACCAGCTACACTTGATGTATCTACTGATGCACTTCCACTCACGCTTGCTGTTGCATAATTTGCATCGGCTATTTTTAAAATAACAACTCCTGAACCACCATCACCAGCAGTGTAGGCCGTACTTTGACATCCGCCTCCACCGCCTCCTGTATTAATAGTAGCAGAAGTTGAATTTGCATTTGGTATTGAACCAGCACCACCGCCGCCAGTACCTCCAGTACCGCCAGTGGGAGAAGTACCGCCAGTTGCTCCACCGCCGCCGCCGGCGTAAGGAACAGCTGATCCTGTTATTGAATTTGATGTACCGTTTCCTCCTGGCCCTCCAGGGCCACTTCCATAAGATCCTGAACAAGAGCCACTACCTCCACCGCCTGAATGACCGCCGCCTCCGCCAGAAGGCCAGCAGTCTCCTGCACTAGGACCACTTCCTCCAGCACTTCCTTGACTTGGAGAAGTTGAAGGAGTGTTTCCAGCGCCCCCAGCACTATTATAAGTTCCTCCACCGCCTGAGCCGCCAGCTCCTCCGGCACCTTTACTATAGGCACTGCCATAACCGCCGCCAGCTGATGTAAATGTTGTAATTGTTGCACCACCATCATCGATTTGGCTGGGGCTTCCTGCATTTCCCGCGGCGTGTGTATCGCCTGCACCAGCAGCTCCACCAGCACCAACGGTAATAGTATAATCTGTTCCACCTGTTAAATTTAATGTAGAATCGGTTCTGTATCCTCCAGCACCGCCTCCGCCGCCATAGCCTAAGCCACCGCCGGCTCCGCCAGCGACTACTAAAACTTCAATATCATATGGATCTTGAGCGCCTGGTCCGCCACCTGATCCAAATCCTAAAATTTGATATCCAAATGCCATGTATCCTCCTATGCGTCGTTAGCAGCGTCAGTAGTATAAAATATTTTAACCCCTACTAATCGTAAGTCACCAGTATTGGTGTCTGTACCTGTATCTCTAACTAATCTAAAAATTGTATTTGTATCTGCTGCGGCACTAGCAATAGTAACATCGCCGCTTTCTACGTTGACCATTAAATCATCTTGAGTTCCACTAGCTGCTAATGCTGTATTAGCTACAGGAGTTCCAAACGCTAAATCGTAATCTATATTATTAGCTACTGAACATCCTGCGAGTGTAAAACCACCTGTGCCTGTATCCGTTGCAGATGCAGACCAAAAAGTTTGAAATTGTACTACGCCTTCATCCCATGATTTAGGAAAAGAAACATTAAACTGTACTGACTCTGCTGTACTCGTATCAAAATCAAAAGTTTTTAATTCTGGATATCCAGCTGTTAATTCTGTTTGTGTTGCTTCTGCGCCATTAGTAGTAGATGCATACATTGCGGTAGCAGGAACCCACATTGTTTCTTTTCCTGCAATTTTAAGTGCAGCTGTAGTTCCACCACCATCTTTAGCTCGCGCTACTCCTGTTCCGTTTGGAACAATATCAATGTTTCCATTTGATGTAGAAACTAGATCGTTTGAATTGACATCTAAATCTCCGCCTAATTGCGGGGATGTGTCCTCAACAACATTGTCTATAGCATCTGAACTAAATCCAGCATCGACCATGTCTGTACCTGTCATGTAGGTAATTCGTTTGCCTTTATTAGTTGTGCCGAATGTGTATCCTGATCCTGAATCAGAAGCGCCTTTTAGTTGAACTGTGTAAGCTCCAGATGTTTCGTTAGACCAGATCCACACCTTTTCTAATGTTGTAGGAACTGTAACAATTCTGTTTCCAGTAATCGTACCAGAAAGCTTGATAACCATGTTTCTGCAATTCTTACCTGATGAAGCAGCGTCTGCTATAACTAAAGCTGTTGTTCCTGCACCACCTGCTATATCTTGATCAATATAACCACATAGTGCTTCTTCTATTAATTGTAAATTTGTATTAGTCTTAGTGCCCCACGTGCCCGAATTCGAGCCTGTGACCATTAAGTCTAGTTTAATATCCGTTGAATAACCCATAATAAATCTCCTAAAATTCTAATTTTTAATCTTATTTTACTCTACGCAGCAATCTCTGTCCATACCATACTAACATCTGGATTAATTTCAGTCCAAACCGTGCCAGATAGAGTTCCTAGAGAAGATGTAATAACTTGGCCTGTTACAGGCGCTTCTGCGCTAGCTCCCGCTACCTCTGTTCCAAGAGAAACAGTTAAGCTTTGAGTGGCTGCAGTAACAGCTACATCAATTTGAGTGCTTTCATTACCTAGAGCAAGAGCCATAGCTTGTCCAGTTAGACCAACTACTATACCTGCATCTCCCCATTGGCCGTAGCCCCATGTTTGTCTACCCCAACCTATATTAACTTCTGTAGTAACGGTTGCGGACCCTAGGGTTGTAGCAATAGATTGACCAGTAATATCAACTTGTTGACCAATTGCAATAGTTTCAGTACCAATTGAGAAAGATAGAGGTGTTAAAGCTGTTAATGTAACATCTGCATCAGCTTTTATAGTTTCAGTTCCAATGGTTGTAGTTAAGGCTTCTCCTGTCGTAGCAACACTTGCACCAATTGAAGCGGTTACTACACCTCCCCATACACCAGCATCCCAAGCTCCAGCTCCCCATCCTTTGCCTATGCTAGTCGTTAGAGATTGGCCAGTGACTTGAACGCCAAAAGCCATGGATAGAGTGCCTGTAGATATATTTAACGTTGATTGTGCCGTTGCAGATACCGCTACATCGGTCTTAGCAGTTTCATCACCAATAGAAGTAGTTAAAGGAATACCAGTTAGAGTAACTTCCGCGTCCCCAGTAACTGTTTCAGTTCCTAGAGTTGCAGCAAGAGCAAAATCTCCTGAATCAGCAACCGTGCCTGGTTTGCCCCAAACACCTTGATCCCAAGTTTGTCTGCCCCAACCTTGAGTTACAAGAGTAGTAACAGTTAAAGTTCCTAAACCAGCATTTAATCCAAAACCTGTAAGAAGAACATCTCCTTGAATGCCCCATGCATCAGTACCCCAGCCAGCTCTACCCCAACCTGAGTTAAGTTCGGCTGTAACTGATACACTTGCTAAAGATAATGTAAGAGCTTGTCCAGTGACAGAGACATCAATTGTTAATCCAGAATCTCCCCATTCAAAGTCGCCCCAACCTCGACGCCCCCAACCTTCTAAATTGTAAGCTTCAACGGTTCCTGTAGAAACTGTAAGAACTTGGGTGGTAGCATTAATAATATTATTACTGGTGCCCCAGGCATTATCGCCCCACTCGCCTTGGTCCCATGCACCAGCCATGCGGATTTATCTCCTTATGCTATTCTTAATATCGCAGTAGTAGATGTCGCCGCTGGAAATTGAACTGTGAATGTTCCAGATGTAGCAGTTTTATCTGCTCCAAAATCTAAGACACACACAGCTTTTTTAGCTGCAGTTGAGTTATATAATAGTGCACCTCTTGCCGTGATAGTTACACCAGTCCAAGACCGGTCTGTAAATGTTACATACGCTGTTGTTGCTGTCAGTGCAGTTGCTTGACCAGCTAACACGCCTCCTGCTGCAACATAGTCGCCTGACGCCGCTACTTCCCTGTCGGAAGTATAGGATGTCGTTGCCGCATTAATAGTTGCTTGAGAGTCGTATAAAGCTAGTTTAAATACACCTCCGCCTGAATCTAAATCGTGTACACCATCTAATAGTTCTTTTTTAAAAGATGCTGCCACTGCTTGTGTTATTGCCATAATTATTCTCCTTGTTTATTTTAAATTTCTCCATTGCTCAGGGGAGGGAGAAGGGACTGGTATTCGTAAAGTTCCATCTATATATTCACCACGTCTTCTTCTTCCTGTTTGCTCCAGAGCAAAAGCTTGTATTTCTTCATTATACTTGTCTTTATAGAGCTTGTACATATCCACTGGTCCTTTTAAAAATCCATAAGCATTTACCATAGTAGCGTAAAAAAGAAGCTCAGAAGCCTTGGTACTAAGATAAGTAGATGTTCGCTTATTAGGAATAACTGCCGCATCGTTTGAGCTGTATAAATGCTCAGGATACTTAATATAATTTATTTGAACGGTATCCGCAGCATTTGGTAGAGGAGCTACAACGGCATACTCAATATTGTTAGTTCGATGCCACATTGCATAATATTTAGGGGTTCCTGTCGCATCTGTTGAATTATATTCAGATATGAAGCTCGTATCCCTTTTCTCTAAAAAAGTTCGGGCTCCCGCTCCTGTGATATGTTGCATAGATCTTACAATTAATAGATTATCTGGTAATTGGACATAACGATTAGAAGCTACAAAATTAGAAGTAGCTTGTTCTCTACAATAGTCTCCATCGCATTCTCGATAAATTTGAGCTTCTCCATCTAGAATAAAAGTATCAATAATAGCGTCTGTTAAAACTGTACTATCAACTTCGGTATAGTCTCTAATCTTAGTAAGTAATTGTGCGTAAGTTATTGCCATTAGGTTATTGCCACCGTTACTGTTCCGACAGATGCCTTGACCTGCCTTGTTTTATTCATATCTAAAGGAGATATTGCAGGCATCATGCTTGTTGCTCCTGTAACCACACCATTATTATTTATGGCTACCTGATTGGTTGTATAAAATTGTCCTGGCCAATACTGAGGCCCTAGATTTACTAGGATACCTGATTTTTCTTGAGGCTTAGGGTGTTGTAATGCCACGGCATCGGCTCGATGATAGGGTGGATTAAGTTGAGGTTGCTTTGGTGTATATTCTGAAATATGCACCCAGGCTCCTGTCCACTCTTGAACCATTTCGTTATAAGGAAACGCCATTC